CCCCCCCTCCTTATATACATATCATGAGGTCATGACTGAAACAAGTTTCCAAAAAAAGTGGCGTTTTTGCACTTTTAACCATTTGATCCATTTTTCAAGGCTACCGGTAGCCGGTAGCCTAGGTGGGGGGTAATATAGACCCCCACCTGGGCTACTTTTGCCCGACAGTTAAATGGCCTGACGGCGTTAAAAACACGTCACACGAACGCAGTTGGCGTTGACTATATTAACAATGAACAGTTACACTGTTCGCAAGGCTGCTTCCCGCTTCGCTACTGCTGCTGTCGCTGACGAGACCTATCCCGGTCAAATTTACGGAAAACGTGAACAGTACCGTTACCTTGAACTACGACAGTTGTACCTCGACCGAGTACAGTCTGACATCATGGCACGCCGTCCTCCGCCGTACTCCGCACGTCGAGTGAACGTAATGACCGTGCCCGCGGCTTATGCAACAAGTTACCGCCGCGTTCGCGCAACTGCTGCTCAACGCCGTGCTGGATACGCGGTTACCGCCGCACAAAACCGACGCACGGGCGGCTTCGCCGGCATCGAACTGAAGTTCTTTGACACCGCCGTCGACGCTGTCGCTCTGACGGCTCCTGCTAACGCTACAGGTGGAGAGGTGGACCCGACGGCCATCCCCGGAGCCAACTTGTGTTTGTTCTCGCCTACGCAAGGAACAGGTGAGCAGAACCGCCAAGGGAGGCGTACTACCATGAAAAGTGTACAGATTACCGGACAAGTAGTCATTCCCATTCAGGCGGACCAGGCGGCCGTTGACAACGCTTGTCAAGTGTTCATCGCGCTTGTCCATGACAAGCAGACGAACGCCGCACAGCTGAACAGCGAAGATGTATTCACCAACCCTGGTGCAGCTGCGCTAGCTGCATCGCCGCTCCGCGACTTGCAGCAAAGCACGCGCTTCAACGTGCTCAAAACTTGGAAGATGAGCTTCAACACACCGAACCTCGGAAGTGTTACCACAACCGACGTCGACCAAGGCGGCGCCATACGCCGCTTTGAAGGTTACATCAACCTGAAAAACATGCGGGTGGAGCACGTCGCGAATGGCGGTACCATCGCCGACATCCAGGACAATAGCCTGCACATGATCGCATTCACCAGCAGCACTGCGCTGGCGCCCACGATTGCGTACAATGCACGCATCCGTTTCTGCGGTTAAGCAGACAAAACGTTTATAAAAATGTACTACTCGCTATCACTCGTCACAAGAGTCATCGACGCGCTACCGCCGCGTCTTTCAACTGTTGAACCAATGAGGGATCCGGGGATGGGGATGGGTCCAGGCCATACCCGGGGAGACCCTGCTGATTGTCCGGCAGGCCCTCCTCCATCCATCTCAATGACTCTGCCGTAAGGCGGACAGAGTCGTCGCTCCATCGCTCCCAATCCAATCTTCCACCATTCAGTGGGTGCGCAGTTGCTAGTGATGATAATGCGCTTGGCAAGGAATGAGACGCTCCCTCCCTTACACTGCAGCAGCAGGAGGTACCGGTCGCACATACGTTGCATGAGATCGCGCGCGATCCATCCGTAGAACTCGTCGATAATAACAATTGACTGTCCGTCATATCCGTCGAGCCAAAGAGCGCCTCCCTTGGCGTTAGGCTTACTGATCCAGTAGGCATCGGGTCCACCCTCTTCCATAGCCCGTCGCGTCTTTCCCACGCCTGACGGACCCCAGATAACGGTTGTATGTGTAATCCAATCTCGTTTCGGTCGCTTAAGTACCTGGTACTCACGAAATCCCCTTGAATGCCGCACGAACGCGCCAAAGTATGCGTCCGCAACATCCGCAAGCGATCGTCCGTCGTCAAGCATTGCCTTGACAGACTCAAGATCGGTACGCTGTCCAGCGCCCGTGACTGCGTCACCTTGCTCATACGGCTCGCCTTCCGCTCGCGTTTCTGCTTTAAGACAATACGCTCTCGCTTCTTCATGGGACCCATTACGCACCTTCAGTGCTAACCGCGCAACGCCTGTAGCGTTCTGCACACCCTTGAACGTCTTCTTGTTGAACGTTTGCAAGTACCCTTGCAGGTGGGGAGTCCCACACTCTTCGCCGATCTCACGTTGGTAAACCAGGTATCGAATCTGCTCGTTCGGCACGAGCTTTGCAAACTCCTCTTCCGTGTAGTTGTTCAGAACGAACACGAAGTTCTTCGTTTGTTTTCCCGGCATTAGGACGACCTGAGACCCGACCTAACGGTCAAGCAGAGTGGGGGGTGACGTTACACCCCCCCTCCTTATATACATATCATGAGGTCATGACTGAAACAAGTTTCCAAAAAAAGTGGCGTTTTTGCACTTTTAACCATTTGATCCATTTTTCAAGGCTACCGGTAGCCGGTAGCCTAGGTGGGGGGTAATATAGACCCCC